CGGCTAGAATTTTATGTAGTGTTCACTTTCCAAACAAACGAAATCAGACATTAGAAAAGTTTACAATAAGCTCTAACAAAGCCAACCCGAGAGAAAAATGGTTTGAGCCAATATTAAAATATGACACGGATGGTTATTATATTTAATTAATCATCGACCCCAGTGGGCGGAGGGGAAATAAAAATGAAACGCATTAATATCACCCACAGTCAACAGCTCTACTTCCTTTCTTTGATGGAGCGTGTTGGTCGATTAGGGAGCGAAAATCCTACCCTCGAAGGTTGAGGTCTTTTAATTAGACCTTTTGCATCAGCCTTCGAGGGGATTTAATATCTTAAATTATCATCAATTTCCTGTATACCTTGATAAGCAAACACATCGTTTCGCCGTTCTGGAGCCATCCTAGAGGGTCAAAAATCGTCGATATGTCTAAAAATCCAGATTATTAGTGATTTTTTTAAGTTTTAGTGCTATTAGGTTTTTCCAATGATAACACATAAGACAAGCAATGTTGTTCAAATGTTTGAAAAAATTAGTGTTGCGGCATTGGTTTCGCACATAAAAGAAAATAAACTTTTACACCGAGAAGAGAATTTTTGTGAATATAGCTCTCTCGGGGTGAATTGGGATTTTGTTGCGGCAGATATATATGTTGATTTAGGACACAAAGTTGACGATACTATTATAGATGAGGCGTTTGACGTTCTCGAAAAAGACTTGAAAACCAAATCAGCGAATTGGAGTAACTTCGATTGAACCCGATACGAGTGCAACGAAAGAGAATTGGCGGTTACAAGATTTCTCCTCGCAGGGAAGTTATTGAGCAGAACAGATTACGCAATTCGATGGAGCGGAAGCTAAGACTTCAGCTTATGACCGCATTTGCAGACATTGGTAAGATTGCGTCTGACGCTCACGAAGAAGGTAGAGACGTTGAGGGTTTGAGACTGAATATAGTTAGAAGTGTTCGAAATGTTATGGAGCCACATTACAGAGCCGTGATGGAAGCGTTTGGAACTCGAATACTTCGCAACAGAAAAGCAGATACAAACTTCGAAAGATACTTGGATGGGTTTCTTAGAGAGGTTGGCGGTAATAGGATTACAAATGTTAGTAACACCACAATAAAATCGATAAGACGCATAATTGTAAAAAGCCAAGAGAACGGAGAAGGAACCCGAGCTACTTCTAAAGCGATATTTGAGGGCATGAGAGGGGCTATTTCCAAAAGGCGTTCAGCACTAATAGCCAGAACAGAAACCCACTCAGCGGCTTCCTATGCTAACCACAGAATGAATGAGAGCCTACAGTTACCAAATCAAAAGAAGAGATGGGTGGCAGTTAATGATAATCGCTCTCGGCACTGGCATAAATCAATGGATGGAGTGGAAGTTGGTATAGACGAAGACTTCGAAGTCGTTGTAAAAGGCGTAACTTATAAGATGAAACATACAGGTGACCCGAGAGGAGGAGCTTCTAATGTTATTAATTGTAGGTGCGTTACCATTTATATCGACCCTGATGACGAGGTTGTAGATGATAAGCCGCCACCAGATAAGCCTATTGTATCAAAACCACCAGAGCCAGAAGTCATTGTTACGCAACCAGTACAAACTAATGAACGACTGAATTTAATTGGAAATGTTAAATTTGAAAATGCGACAGAAGAATTAAAAATAAAATTTGAAGAAAAGCTAAACAATAAATTGTCTCCTTTGGCTCTGGTTGTAGCAAATAAGGTAGCTTATCCAAGCATCATAAAAAATTCCAAGAATGGGCTTTATTTTAGAAACGGAAATCGTATTGAATCTGGTTTAGAGAGAAATACTTTAGAACATGAATATGGGCATCATGTAGACCATGTGTCTTCTGGTACTAATTTTGTGTATAGAAGCCAACTTGATGATAAGTTCCAAGACGCATTAATTGAGGATGGAGTAAACTTAGGATTTAGCAAAAGGTTGTCGGGAACTGATTATCTTGGTCATTTGAAGTTTAGAGCCGCTCCAAAGACAGAGAAACTTATGAACGAAATGAAAAAGAAATTAATGGCTTTGAAAACAATAGAGAGAACTAGGTCAAATGGGGTAGTAGATACAGAAAAGTCATGGGAGCCAAAATTTGATGGCGCCACCAGTATTTCAGATATTGTTGATGCTACAAGCAAAGGAAATTACCAAGACAAATTTTATACTTGGGGTCATGGTAGAAAATACTATCGAAGAGAAGGAAGCGCGTATTATGAAACTTTTGCAAACTTATATGCTATTCATGGAAATCAAAAAGCCATGTCGATAGCTCGGGAGCTGTTTCCCAACACCGTTAGAGAATTTGAAAGAATGTTAAAGGAGATTGCAGATGGCAAAGCTGTTGGTGACTAGAGAAGAAATCGATAAAAGATTGGATAAACCAAATAAAACTGACGCAGATTATGAGCAGTTGTATATTGATATGTTTGGTAAAGAGCCAGAAACTTATGGAAGACACTGGCCTGATTCCAAGATTAATTTAATTATAGATGCAATTTATGAGGAGAAGCCATTTTCATTTAAGCCATTTCCAAAAGGAATAGATGCTTAATCCTTAATGGTTGCTCAAACTAGAAATTAAGGTTATAAGAGAAACAAATAAGATAGTTTTTTTGTCAAGTTGCAACTGCATGGACATTTTTATTTGTGAATTTTTGTTTAAACCAAATGGTAAAAGCGATAATTACAGAGGTTAAAATTGAAAGGAAGCAGTTAATGTTAGATGCTGATGAAGAAACAAAAGAACAGTTCGAAGATGGAACTTTCGATGTTAAGTTTGACATAAAAGCAATCGATGACGAAGAATCTAAGGGAGAGTTTTCTGGATACGGCTCTATCTTTGGTAATAAAGACTTGGGAAATGATGTTGTCATGGAAGGCGCTTTCTCAAAGTCCATAGCTCGAAAGGGCGCAAAAGCAGTTAAGATGCTATATCAACACAAGGCAGATGAGCCAATCGGAGTGTTTGATGAAATTCTCGAAGACAAAAGAGGTCTGGCGGTCAAGGGTCGTTTGGCAATGGGAACCCAACGTGGTCGAGAAGTATTTGAATTAATGAAGATGGGCGCACTTGATGGCTTATCTATTGGCTACAGAGTAGCGGAAAAAGGTCAGGAATATGATGAGCGCAGACGGCGCAGAATGATAAAGGAAGTTGACCTGATGGAAATTTCGGCGGTTACTTTTCCGATGAACCCTAAAGCAAGGGTGCAAGCGGTTAAGGGCGCAGAGAGAACGGTTCGAGAATGGGAAGAAGTAATGCGGGATGCAGGAAGTCTTTCTAGGAACGAAGCGAAGGTTGCGGCAACGGCTGTAACCAAGGCACTTAGCAATCGGGATGATTGTTCTAATGAAGAGCCAGAAATCCTAAGTTCAATAGCGAACTTAACAAATTCAATGAAACCAAAACAGGAGTAATTATTATGTCTGAAGATGTAGTAAAAAATGCTGTAGACGGTCTTGCTAGTGCTTTCGAAGAGTTCAAAGCTACTAATGACGAGCGTTTAAAGCAAGTCGAAGAAAAAGGTTCGGCTGACCCACTTGTTGAGGAGAAGCTTGCGAAGATTGAGAGCGACCTTGATAAGTTTGAAGACGTTAACCAAAAGCTAGTTCAGCAATCTAAAGCGGCTGAAGGTTTTAATGCAAAGCTAAATGATATTGAAGCAATGCTGAAAAGACCATCAAACGCAATGGAAGTTGCTGACGTTGATGCAGGTATCAAAGCTTGGGATACGTTCATGAGAAAAGGCGAAGACGGCCTTTCACCAGAAGAGCAAAAAGCACTTGTTGTTGGCACAGCCGCCACCGCAGGTAACTTAGCTCCTGCCGAGTACGTCAATGAGCTAATTAAAGTTGTAACTCAAATCAGCCCTGTTCGGTCTGTTGCTAGAGTTCGCGCTACTTCAAACAAAGAGATTGAAGTACCAAGCAAAACTGCATCATTTGCGGCGGCTTGGACTGCGGAAGCAGGAACACGTTCCGAGACAACTGGTTATACAACTAGCTTGAACACAATACCTACACATGAGCTATATGCGCTTGTAGACATTTCATCTGCACTACTAGAAGACTCTGTCTTTGACCTAGAAGCTGAAATGAATACTGAGTTTGCAGAGCAGTTCGCAAAAGCTGAAGGTAATGCGTTTATCGAAGGTAACGGAACCAACAAACCAACAGGTATCTTGAATGGTACAACAGTTTCCCACACTGCTACAGGTGCGGCTTCTGCGGTTATCACAACAGACAACCTAATGGACTTGGTTCATGGCTTGAAATCTGAGTATGCACAAAATGCGGTTATGATGATGAACCGAACAACATTGGGTCGTATCAGAAAGCTAAAAGATACCGCAGGTCAGTATATCTTCCAAGCAGGGTTCCAAGGTTCGTCTGGCTTGCCAAACACAATTCTTGGTCACCCATATGTTGAAGCGGCTGATATGCCTGACGCGAATAGCGCCAACAAATCAGTTATCTTTGGCGACTTTGGCAGAGGTTACATGATTGTTGATAGAGTAGCTCTATCAGTTCTTCGTGACCCTTACAGCCAAGCGGCAACAGGCAACGTGCGATATATTGCTCGTCGTCGAGTTGGTGGTGAAGTTGTTCTTGCGGAAGCAATGAGAATACTAAAGCACGCAACATCTTAATAATGGTAGGGGGGATTAAGTTCCCCCCAACTAACTATGAAGTATCTTCAATCTAAAGAGCGAGCGCCCAAGTTACTTTATATTCGAATGTGGGTAAAAACGATTATAGCTATAATTTTAATACTCATGTTAGTCGCTCATTATTTATAGGTGGCAATATGTCAGAATTTTTTGCAAACGCATCAAACCTAACCGACACATTAAACTCAGTTTATTTAGGAAAAGATTTTAGAGGCAATCCAGAATATAAGTATGTTTATTCTGAGCCTGTTCTTATTATATGGGATGAAGTAAATGACGTATCTAATAATCTCTAATTATACCAATGATAGAGAAAAAGTTTCTTTTAAAGTTGGTGATAAGTTTACACCAAAAGACACAAGAGATAGTTTGCTAATGAAGCATTTAGTTTTTATGAATAGGGCTATTGAGATACAAGAGAATGATATTCAGATAGAAACAAAAGGATTTTAAATGGCACGGACAGTTCCTTCAGATATAGTAACGGCTCTTGCGGCTAGTAATGTTCAGCCATTTTACGCAGTTAATTTAGAGTTTGATACTGGCATAAGTATTACAAGTAATGATGGAACTTTTAATTCTGCACCTGTTTATTATTGGACAGGCGTTGGTGATTTGGCTTCTTCAGCAAATAGTAATGGCGTTACATATACAGGAGCGCAGGATTTATTACAGATAAGTGGATTAGATGAAACCGCAGAATTGAGGGCAAATGGTGCAACAATTACATTATCGGGCGTTCCACAAACATTAGTAAGTCTGGCATTGCAGATACCTTATCATGGAAGAAAAGCAAAAATATTCTTTGGTGTTAAGGGAGTATCAAATTTAGTAGAGGTATTTTCTGGATATATGGATAAAATGACGGTTTCAGAAACCCCAGAGAGCGCAACAATTAGTATGCAAGTTGAAAGCAAACTTGTAGATTTAGACAGGGTAAGGGTTCGAAGATATACGCATGA